TTAATAACAGATTAGGAACATTTCCGTCATCGACAAATTTACGGAAAGTTGTTTTCATTTGTTCGGGGAGAATTGTATCGTCTATTCTTTGAGGTCTATATTTCTCCACCCATAAGACTTCGTTGGATTTTGCATCCACCATAATATAATCACCTTCATCATAATAAAAAAATAAAAGGGGACTTGTGGTCCCCCTTTAAGTTGCAGTTTGTTATTGTACCAAACTTGCAAGTTCGCCTTCGGCAGAAGTTACATCAACGGGCGTATCAGCCTGTTGATTGTCCTGCGCTGCAGCTAACTGTTGTTTTTGTTCTTCAGACATATTTTGCTGAAGGAACATATCAAGCTTATTGCGAAGCATACCTACTCCTGCAAGTTCTTGACCTTGAAAACCACCGCGACGTGAAACCACATCAATAATTTGAACAACGGTGGCAATATCATTCAACGTAACCTGTACAGGTTCTTGTTGTTGTTGCATTGCATCACTCATAGTATTTATCCTCTATTGTAAGTCGACTTTGAATCAATAGCTACAAAATAAGTAGCCGAGTCACCTTTGAATTCAGAAATACCTTTAGAACAAAGGGTTACTCTGTAATCCTGGGGTAACAGTTTAAGGTTATCGGTTTTGATGATAATCTTAAATTCATCTTCAGTTTCGCCAATCTCGATACCGTAGTCATCAGCACCTTCTTGTGAACTGTCGATGGCTTTGAGATATACTTTGCCGTCGGTACCAACGAAAGCAACCTCAGAGAACTGAAGGACACCTGCAGCCTTAAGCACTGATTGCAGATCTTCCCACTTGACATTGACAACCACGTCTTCTGTAGGGATATTAATATCCTTTTCAGGAGGAACGTGAATCATTGAAATATCAGCATAGACATATTTCGTTCTACGCCGTCCTTCAGAAATAATAAAATATTTATCATTAAATTCTACATCAGGCTCATTATAAAGACTCAAAATTGATAAAAATCTTGAGACATCATATACGCAAGCCTCTGATGGAATTTTGTCTTTGATCGCGGCGGTTGCAATCAAAGTTTTTTCTGGAGTAATAGTCTTTAAAGTTGATCCTGGGGTAAAACGAATTGATTTGTTAATCCCAGAAAAGTTTTTAAGAACTGTTACCGTTTCTTCACTGAACTTCATAATAAAAAATACTCCTTGATTTTAGAATGCTATTATATAACAAAACTGTTATAATGTCAACTATTTTTCTTTTTATCACGCTTAGCCTTATTTTTGTTATAAGTACTTCTCCTTGCAGATTCATTTGCGGTAGCCGCAGCACCAATTGAATTGGCAGCAATCATATTTCCTTTAAAAATATACGTCCCAATATGATGCAATTCCATCCAAGGACACATCCAAATACTCAATCCAATCTCTCGACATTTTCTTGAAAAGAAATAATCTTCAGACAAATAACGTCCTGAAGTACGATCGATGATACAATCAAAAAACGCAGTAATTTGTCTTGTGCCATCGAAGTTTTCAGACCTTATATGATCGGGCGTATATCTCAATTCAGGAAACGCTGCATTAAATTTTTCAAATACGTATCTTGGTATTAACATAAATCCGGTTCCGCCTTCCATAATTTCAATAGGTTGGTCTAACCTTAAAGGAGGCCCATTTTCTTTACGCACCGGATTGAATACCATATCACCTGTATATTTTTCTAAATCGTATGGATTATCATTGCCTTTGCCTTGCTCGACAGCTTTAATAACTTTTTCCCAAGCAATCGCTTTTTTTGGATAAGGCGCAGTAATAATATCAATTTCTTCATTCTTAAGCTGTATTGCTAACATATTGATAACGTGGTGTGGATTAAAAGCAACATCAGCATCAATGAACAACAAATGAGTTGAGTCTGATCTGAGAAATTCGTCTACACAATAATTTCTTGCTCTTTGAATTAAACTCTCATTAAAGATAAAGTAATGTTTAATTGCGATTTGGTTAACAGCGCAAATCATTGATAATTCTGCAACCGATTTTGTATAGGATCCCATACATTGGGCGCCATACATAGGTGTTGCCAAAAAGATCTTGTGTTTACGCAATTCTTCTATACTTATTTTATCTTGTTCCATTTTTAATCCACGTCGTTTTCAATACGGTCAATAAATTGCATTCTTAATACATCAGCTAAGATATCCCAAGAACTGTCGTGCTTTTTAAATACTTTATCCCATTCTTCTCGGTTCACTGGAGTAAAACCGTTGGTTTTAGGAAAATTTAATTTTGCATCAATCCAAGTTCTTGTATCACGTACAGCCCAATACTTTAAATGTTCTTGCATGTGTTTAACTTTACCTTGAGATTTGAATAATCTTTCAAGAATAACTGGATCAAAAGTATTAGATCTTGACCACCAATATTCAATCTTTGGCCCATCAATTAAAAAATCTAAAAATTGATCAGTAAATTCTTTAACAGTCAAGTCATCAGGTTTTGGGGTAATCTTAGTTCGAACTTCTTTTTCTTGTTGTTCCCAAAACTCAATTGTGTCTTTTTGAATTTCGTAATCATAGTTTGAAGTTTGATCTTTAACTGATAACTTAAATCTTTTTGTTAATTCAATATCCTTATAAGTGTAAGGATTATCGCTACAAAAACGATCCCAATCAAATACCATGACAGAAACATCAATAATTGCACATTTGTGTACATCCTGCCCCAAGGTTTCGAAGTCTAATATTAAATGGTGTTTCATGCCGCAAAAAACTCCTCAAGAGTCGGTTGATTGTTTTTACCGTATGGGTCGACCGAAGTTTCTTCTTTGTGATTATTTTGTCGCAAAAAGTTTGTTTCTGAAAATGATAATTCGCCTCTAATAAACTTTGCAACTTCTGTATGAATGTCTCGTGATGTTGGTACTGGTACATTTTGTGCAATATGATTTACTTTAGGCAAACCTCCAATCAATTCAAAATCTGTAGGGAATCCCATCATATATAATGCTTCACGGATAGTTAAAGATCGATCTTCAGATGGGTGAATAGTGTCAACCATATTACGGCCTATTACAGCATTCATTGTATCCTTAAAAACGTGTACAGAGCCATCCCAAATACCTTTTCCTGCAGCAAATTTTTTAATTGCATGATCAGAATATTTAATCCCTGCTTCGTTGCCGGTTTCTTTAAACCATTGATTTGCGCGTTCTAATAATCCGTTGCGTTGAATCCAACCAAATGCCGTACCCCCGCCGTGATCACGATCTTCAATAATAATTTCACGAGGATCTTGGTTAGAAAGTGTTTTGATGAATTGATAGTATGGCTCATCCGCAACTTTTTTGTTGATAATCAAATCATTTTGTAATGAATCTTTTGGCAAAGTATTCAAATATTCTTCAAATGTTTGTCGATCTCTTTTATACCAACCCATAATAGGAGCGGTTTCAGATTTCCAACCAATAGCAAATGTACGATCTCTTGCCTGTGGAATTCCATGATATTTAGTTGATGTTTTATACAAAGTCAAACTATACCCGCGTTCGTTACAAATATCATATAATTTTTTTGCAACTTCATAACCTTTATTTGTAAAAAGAGCAGGCGCATTTTCAACTACAACTGCTTTGACCTCAAAATTATCAATTGCTTCTGTAAAGACTTGGTACATCCAATCATTCTTTGCACAAGTTGCGCCTTTTGATTCTGCAGACATACCTGTATTTAATTGACTCAAGGCCGCACAAGGAGGAGTGCCAGAAATAACATCAACTTTACCACGGGGAATGTTATCTTCAAGTAAGATATACGAAACATCTCGACCTAATGTATTTTGTTGATAATTTACATAATGTCCATCATTTGCTTGAAACCCATCATAAGAATATATTGCAGACGGAGCTGTACCAAATGCCCTTTCAGCGCCTAACATTTGTCCTCCGATTAAAGGTATCAAAGGGGCCCAAGTTATTTCTTTATTCATGCAAAAAACTCCTCAAGTGTTGCAGCCGTTTTCTTTTCATATTCTTCTTTGTTTGGAGCAACATAAGAAGGATCAGCGGCAGACATAATTTGTTTGTTTAGGAATGTACCGTCGTAATATTCAGGTTTAAGAATCAATTTACGCAAACCTTTTAAAACAGAAACATACTCGTTTTCATTGTTTATTAAACGTTCCATTTTTTCTTTCATTTCAGACGCGCTATTAACTCGAAGGAAGTCAGGAATTTGCAAATGCCTCTGTTCGTCATAGGTTGGGTGGAAAAATGGAATTACACCAGCGTGAATCATTTCTAAATATTTTGCTGTTACCCATCCTTTTTTAATTGGAATGATAAAAGTAAATTTAACATTATTAAGCTTGCGTTGTATTTCGTCAATATGTAAAGAGCCTCGGAAACGATGATCGGTTAAAGCACGATCGTCTTCCCATCGACCATAAATTTCAACGTCATCAATTTCATCAAGAACCCATTCTTTTAGTAAACTGTATCGAGAAGGTTTACCTTCATTCAAAATCATCATGAAGTTTATATTACGTTTAATATTAACTTCTTCGGTATATTTGTAATCCATGCAAAAACCAACTTCCATACCAGCATATTTAGATTTTGTATACACTTCCTTTCGAGTTTGATCTTCGTAAGATTCAATACAATTGACTCGATATTCATAATCATATTGTCCTAAAGAAATTTCAGGCAAATGGAATATATCTCGAGATTGATTCATTACGTATCTTGGGTCATTTACAATTTCTATGTAACGCGGCTTGTCTTCATTTATCCATACGCTGATTGGCGAAGTATAAAACTTTGTCATATCAATTACCGCTGCAGGAATACCATCATCATTACGCGTCTTGATAATTTTATTAGGAACGGTTACAGTACCGACTTGCCCAACCATCATTACAGTAAAATCTAATTGAATTTTTTTATCTTTAAAATAATTGATAATATGACGGTAAAATTTTTCTGTTTTTTCTGACTTAACTCCTTTCCAAATATCGATTACATTATCGTATGGAAAAAGATTGAGTCGTTCAGTTTCAGATAGGGTGCTAAAATCCGAACGGCCAACAATATAAAAAGTTTTATCTGGGTTGTTATTTGCTAAAGCGCGAAGAAATGCAGATGGTTCGTTATCACCACCAATAGGAGAATAATTGTTTGTCTTTAATTTGATAGACTTGCCGATTTTTGCAAAACCGATATTTTTCATAATATAAAACTCAACTTCAGTGTATTATTTATGGGCGGCAACTACGCGCGATCGAAGTTCAGTTGAAGAAAACGAATGCCGCCGACGATTGTAATGTATTTGACAAAGGCCTTTGCCAGTGTGCTCAACGTCTTTGTATTCTTCACCAACGATTCTAATATCAGGATTGATAGTCAATATCATATCAACGATTTCTTGTTCTGTAGTGAATGGAATAACTTCATCGACATACTTGCAAGATGATACTTGTATATACCTTTCAAAAGGCGTTTGTATAGGTTTATTTTTATTTTCAGGACGATCAACTGTCGGGTCAATTAATAAACCGACAATCAAATAATCACACAAAGTTTTTGCTTCTTGTAACATAACAAGATGGCCGGCGTGAAACAAATCGAACGTCGAGCAAGTAAAACCTACCTTTGCGTTTTCAGGTAAAGTTTTTCTATCTAAAAACATTTATATCTCCTGTATTATCGAGTTTACACAAGTAAGAACAAACACTTTATCTGGGTGATATTTAAAAACTCGTATGCATTCGGAAGCAACAAGAATTCTTAAATCATTTTTGTCGATCTTGTTATAAAAAGATAACAATTCGAACGAGGTATCGTATTCTTCTTTTGTGTATTTGTTAATTAGCAAACTTGCCAAAAATTTTGCAACGTCTAATTCAACACAGCCAAAAACGTTTGGTATCGGATCAATCAACACCAAACGTTCATCGCTGAATAGCAGATTTTTTATTCCAAAATCTCCGTGAGCAAAGTTGCTTTTATATTGTTTGCCATTATACAACATATTATGTACTTTGTCAAACAATTTTAGGTTTGCTAATTCACAGTGTTCTTTAATTCTTGCTGCATAATCATCAAAAACTTTTTCATTAAGAGATGGTCTTTTTGACATTGCAGTCAATACTTCTTGAATCTTAGCCAAAGCAATAAAGATATTATCGGAAAAATATTGCTCGTTATGATTAATATATTCCATAGTTAAAGTATTACCAACAATACGATCAATTCTTGGAACATTCAAAAATTCTTTAGCAGAATCAAACCAAGACATTGCTTCATGACCGTTGTCAGCTGTTTTGTGAACAAGATTGCCATCGGTATATATGTCAGATCCAGATAACCCACCGCACAATTGTTTAATATCAGCTTCCAAGAATAATTCTGGAGAGATGCCTTTATCGTCAATATAATAAGCAGCAAGAGGTTTATCAAAACTCAATTCGTTATATTTAACATTGTGTTTGGATAACCAACTTCTAATTTGTTGACCGTATTTTTGTTCGGCTTCAATGCGGGTTTTACAGGAAATAGATCCACGGGCGGTAAAGATATCAATTGTCCAACCAGAATCAAACAACTGATTGCATTTTTGTATTAATGCTTCGTTTGGAATTGCGTTTTCCCAATCTCGATTTTTTGTATATGCTAACGTATCATCAAAATCAAGAACGATTCGCTTGTTGTGTTTCATTTATTTCTACCATTTTATATTCAACACTTGCTTCATCAAATAAAGCTTTAGAAATCTCAAACGATTTCTGCCACTTGTCAACTTTATTTATGTCAGCCATCACAACCTTTTTAATACCAACCTGAATAATACCTTTAGCACATTCTGAACATGCAGGTAAACCCCACACATAAAGAGTTGCGCCTTCAAGACATACGCCATTATA